GGTGCTTGTGCCGGTGGGAGTGCTTGTTTAGGTGGGAGTGCTTGTGCCGGTGGGAGTGCTTGTTTAGGTGGGAGTGCTTGTGCAGGTGCTTGTTTAGGTGGGAGTGCTTGTGCAGGTGCTTGTTTAGGTGGGAGTGCTTGTGCAGGTGCTTGTTTAGGTGGGAGTGCTTGCGCAGGTGCGTGTGCAGGTGCTATTGACTTATGTTGTAGATTTGCACTACTGTCTGCTTGAGTTTGTGATAATTGAATATAAAAATATTCTTTACTAATTTGTTTATTAGAATATAATGAACAAATTAGAATTATAATCCCAATACAAACTAAAATTTTAAAATGAAAGATCATTTAATACTTTATATTATATATAAATAATATAATTTATATTTATAAATTTATTATTTATGAAATTGAAAAATTATTTATAAATGTATTAATATAATAAATTTATGAATAAATATGTAATCTTAGCAAAAAAAAATATTAAATTATTTAAAAATACAAATAATTATAGAAAATTTATACCATTAAAGAATACTGATACATTTTTATCTTATTATGAATCAATTGATAAGTATTTAATAAATTGGTGTAATAATGATTATAATAGAATTACTCAAAATGATATACTTAAAAATGATATTATTTATAAAATAAAAGATTTTGGTATTGGAGCAGGAGGCACTCGAAATATAAGTGGAACTTCTCCTATTCATAATTTATTAGAAAAAAAAGTTGCTGAAATGCACAAAAAAGAAAAAGGATTAATTTTTAATAGTGGTTTTCTTGCAAATTTTTCTACATTTGAAACATTAGGAAAATTATTTCCAAACGCTACTGTATTTTCTGATTTTGATAATCATTCATCAATAATTCAAGGTATTAAAAATAGTAAATTAAAAAAAAAAATATTTAAACATAATGATATAAATCATTTAGAAAAATTATTAAAGGAAGATAATTCTAATTACAAAATAATAGCAATTGAATCATTGTATTCTATGGATGGAAGTTGTGCTAGATTAGAAGATATATCTTTTTTAAAAAATAAATATAATGCATTTACTTTTATAGATGAAATTCATGCAGTAGGATTATATGGTCCAACAGGATCAGGATTGACAGAAATGTTTAATTTACAAAATCAATTTGATATTATAATGGGGGGATTTGGTAAAGGATTTGGCACATTAGGCGGTTATATAACAGGAAATGAATACATAATTGATAATGTTCGACTAAATGGGTCGGGATTTATATTTACAACTGCAATTCCTCCTCATTTAACTTACGCTACAATAAAAAGTATAGATTTTGTTAAGAATAATATTTTAGAACGTCAAATAAAAAGAAAAAAAAATATTGATTATTTTATAAAATTACTTAATAAGTATAGCATACCTTATATAAAAACTAATTTTTCATCACATATCATTGCAATTTTAATTGGTAATTCTGAAAAATGTAATAAAATTTCACAAATATTATTAAATGATTACAATCATTATGTTCAACCTATTAATTATCCAACAGTTCCAATTGGAACTGAAAGATTCAGAATTAGTTTAAGTTTTGATCATAATCCTATACTAATTAATAAATTTTTAAAAGATCTTAAATATATACTAGATTATTTACAATAAAAAATTCTATCTGGTGAAATTAATTCATTTTTATTATTTATTTTAACATTTATATTATAATTATCATATGAACCTCCTCCAAAAATATCTTTTATTATTCCTGGTTCTATTATATATATATCGTTTTGTTTTATTCCATTAATAGTATCTCTTTTTATTACAAGAATATTTTTTTCTTTTAGATTTTTTTCTATATCATCACGCACATATCCTTCTCTTAAATTAAATAAATCTCTTAAATTTTTGGTAAGTCTTAAATCTCTTTTATATGTAGTAAATATTTTTGTATTTTCTAATGAATCTACGCAAAATACATTTTGAAGTTTTTCTAGTTTTTTATCAGATAACATTGGAAAAAATCTATTTTTTGATTTAATTATTATATCATGTTGATAATCTTCTTTAAAATTAGGATCAATATCTAAGTCAGTATCCATGTTAAATAAATTCATTAATATATATATATATATCAATATTTATCTTTATATCACATTGCAGCTAAAACTGTAACATCAGAATTTAAAATATCTTTATAAATTTCTTCATTAGAATTAAAATACATTTGTATCAATGTAATTTTATAAAATTCAGAATTAGTTTTTAATTCATTAGTTATTAAATTATACAAAACATCAATTCTTTTAGCTATAGGAATTTTTAATATGTTATTGTTATGAAATATTATACCAGGATTAAATTTGATAATTACTAATGTTTTATTAGTATTAACACTTAATTTTTTAATTTTTAAACATTCTTCTTTTGATAATATTGTTGTTTCTTGTTTTTTGTCTTTTTCTACAATAATATATTTTTTTGATGATTCAAAAATTAATTTACTTAAATTATTCATAAATATAATATTAAAAACTATTATATTATATATATATATATATGAATTTTAAATACTGTGAAATTAAAGCAAATGAATATATTTATTTAAAGAATAATGAAATTATTGAGGATTTAATAAATAGTAAATTTAATGAGTGTTTTACATCATACGCATTAGCTAATATTACAGAAAAAATTTCAAGATTACAAAAAATAAAAAAATTAATAAATATATTTTATGTTCCATTTGGTATAGGCGAAAAAGATGATGAAGAATTTTTTGATCAAGATATGAAAGATTTATTTTATTTTGATCATAATCTATTTATAAAAGCTATTACTGATGAAGTTGCTAATCTTAATCTTACTACTAATAATATTAAAAAAACTCCTTATTTAGAATATATAATGAAAGAATTTTTAATAGATATTTTTGAGCATTTTGAATTAACACATCTTGATTATTATAAATATATGAAAAGAGATTTATATGATGAAGAACAGCACTATTTCAAGGACGAGCGCAGCGAAGCAGCAGACTCTATTTATTGGCAGGAGAATATTTCTAAAAATATTTTATCTAAAATAGATAAAATATATATTATAAAAGATATAGAACATAAATTATCAACGTTCAAACCTAGACATTTTAGTAAACAAAGACGTACAAATTCACTCCCAAAACCTCCAAAATTAATAAGTGTTGCGACCGGAGGAGGTTCCAGTATTTCATATAAGTCACCAGGAGATACACACATGGACGACCCAGGATCCCCAGGATCCCCCGGGGATAGTGACGGTGAGTCAAGCGACAAATCAGCATCCGATAAATCAGAATCCACAGATTTGTCAATTGATCCAGAATCTCATTTATTAACTTTTAAGCAAATTAAAGCTGTTTTTGAAGATATTATTGAACCTTATCACGATTTTAGTACTCCACGGAAGATTGGTGGACCAAATTTAAGATCATATTTCACATATCCTCAAAGAATAACAATGTTTACAGGTTCTTATTATTCTAGAAACTACATCGAACCGTTGACTAAATTATTTATCAATAATCCAATAAAATCAGAAGATACTAACAAAATACATTTTGATAAATTATTTAACAGAAACGAGAATAAATTTGATGATTTATTAAGAAAAAGGACAGGTTCTTTTGAACAAAAAATATTTCATCTTACTTTTATGTCTCCTCATATATCTTTAAAAGTTAATCAAAATACATTAGATTATTATTCAAATTTTAAATTTTATTTATTACATCAGGAACCATATATGATGACACAAATAGATAGTAAAGGTATGGTTCATATTGAATCTATTTATGATAATTATCCAGTAAAACCTACTTCAGAAACTAAAAAAACATTTTTGGAAGCAATTGATTCTAAATTTTATTTAGAAACGGACCTTGATGATGAAAAGCTACAAAATTTTTTTAAATATTTCTATTGTCAATTAAAAAATGATAAAATAAAATACATTCTTGTTGATTGTGAAATAGCGCGCATTGCTCGCACAAAGGGTATATGGTCAAAGTTAAAAAAATATTTAAAACAACATGGTATTCATTTTCCTACAACTTTTTCGCAAGTTTGGGATTCTAAAACAACTTCGAATAAGGATTTTGATAAATGTATTAAAAGCGCAGTGTCAAAAATGCCAATTCTTCCTGAGAGTTTAATTTTATCATCTGCTATAGATGATACTATAAATAATTCAAAAGAATTTAATCCTAAAAAAAATTCAATAAAAAACTTTTATTGGGCTAGAATAAATCCTGATTATATAAATAGAGTAAAATCAGATCATTCTATTTCAACTATTAATATTGAAGAAGAAGAAGAAGAAGAAGAAGAAGAAGAAGAAGAAGAAGAAGAAGAAGAAGAAGAAGTAGAAGTAAAAGAAGAATTAGAAGTATTATCTGATATAGAGTGGGATGCCAAAATACTTGCTTTAGATTTGCCTACTTTAGATTTGCCTACTTCAGATATAACAAAAATAGATGATGATTCAGAACGTGCTACGAAACCACATGAACTAGATCAAGATGATAATCAAAACCAAACTATTAAGGGAGAAGAACATTTTCCAATTAGATTTTTCTTAACAAAATATCAAAATTATTTCAGTAGTAGTGATAGTGATTATAGTAGTGAAATGGAAGATGGCTCATTTCCTGGCTCATTTCCAGGCTCATTTCCAGATAACGTTTTACCCCCTAATATAATGAATAAATATAAAGACCCTGTTAATACAGGACCAATGTTAAAAATATATTTTGTAAATTTGAGAAGATCACTACCGGTTTCTTCATTAACTATAATATTATATAGAGTAATAAAATTAAACAATTTAAATATACAAGCCAGTGATTATGAAAATTTTGATCTTGTAAAAGTTTTAAAAATATTTAAAGAAGCTTTTGGTTATGTAACTTCTAAAAATAGAAGATTAATTGTAAATATTTTATTAGATTTAAAAAAAACAGGAGACTGGGGAATATCAAAGAATATTTTTGATTATAATAACGCTGAATTAGACAATTTAGCGTGTCTTGCAAGTAACGATAAAATGCATGATGTTATTAGTATATCTATTTCTAATCCTACAATATTTGAATTACCTACAGAAGCCAAATCTCGCTATTTCTTAGATAATTGGTTTGTAGATTCTGGGGTTAATGATGACAAAAAAAAATGTTCTTTACTTAGCTATTTTAAAGGTACAACAAATCAGTATACAATATTAGGTATGATTAGTATTATTGAATCAATGAAAGAAAAAAACAAAAATTTATTTAAAGAAGAAATCAAAACTGAAATATTAGTTTCTCACGATGATCACAAAAATTTAGAAAAAAATAACATTGATACCGATATTATAGATAGAATCTTAGTAATTTTGAATTGTAGTATTAAGAATTATAGTGACTTTGATGAAAGTAATTATGATGATGATTTTATTGAATTATACAAAACTCATAACACTTTTTTATCTGATATTTGGAATAATATAAAATCTTTGTTTAAAGAAAAAATAGTTAAAAAAGAAATTATTCAATTTATTATTGATGTGAAAAATACCGAAGATGATTGGGATTTATATTTTTTAACAAATGTTAAATTAGGATCAGCTATTTTTGAATTATTTACTACTTTAATTTTTGGTTTAAAAACTTTAAATACTCACCATATGTATGGCCGTTTTCATAGTTCTTTGGTCAAAAGTATAGAAAATATGATAGATATTACATATGATCATTCTATACTACCTTTGAGTGTGAGAAAATTACTGAATAAACGCCATGAGGCCTATCTTTCTGATTTTAAGAAACCAAATAAAAATTTTTTGGTTCTAGTTTTATATAAAAAATTAGAAAGCTGTCAGCCACCGAATTTTAATAACTTGGAGAATACTATAAATAAAATAATAGATTTATTACTTGAAAATATAGAATCAACAAGTTTTAAAAATAGGCACAAAATTATAATTATTTTTTGCTTAATTGTTAATTTATATATATATAAGAATAAAACTGATAAGAATATAAATATAATATATCATAACATAAGAGGTATTTGGAAAAAAAATAAAAATTTAATTACACAATTTAACGGACATCCTACAAAAAAAGATATAGTTCTATCATCAACCTTTCTAAAAAAAAAAAGAAACACCGAAAAAAGAGATGATGACGATGAATTTTTGGATTTACCTAATTATACTGAATGTTATCAATATAATATGGAAGCTAAGGAAGATCAAACAAATAATGGTTGGAACTTTGCTACATTAACAGAAAATATGTTTCTAGAAAATACAGATAATTTATTACATTATGAAAGCAAATTAAAAAATTTAGATACATATTATAACCTGCAGATTACTGAATATGAAAAATTATTAAATAAAATCGTTAAGTTTACATCTTTTGATACAGTCATTCCTGGTCCAGATAAATTTAAGGAAATTATGGCAGATCGTTTATGTTTAGTTTCTTGGAAAAATGAAGATAAACATGATCCTAATTGTAAAGCTTACCAACTTCAAACAACATCATCCTTAAAAAAAAGAGCAACTCGTGGTGCCAACATGAGCAGGAGAAATACTGTCCAACCAGCAGGTGTGACAAAACTTTGGGAACAAAAACAAATTACAAGCAAAAACGATAAAAAAATAGAAACAGATCAAATAAGAAAACAAAATCTTGATGATGTTCCTTTTAATAAAATTCGTTGCGACTATGCTGCTATACTAATTAATACATTGATTCCAAGTTTAAAAGAGCTTGAAATAGAACATGTGACAGAAAAAATTATATGCGAAATACCTTATTGTTTAAAAGAAATAAATAATTTAATATCAAAAATCGATGATATATTAACAACATCAATACATCAATTGGATAAAACAAAAACAAAATCATATTTTCCAGAAAAAGAAAAATTAGAAAAAGAAAAATTAGAAAAATTAAAAGAATTTAAAAAAATTTTTAATACTAATTTATCAGAGGTGATACAATCAAGATATGTATTAATGTTAATCAGAACAATCAAAGAAAATTTCGAAGATATAAGTCATTTACAAAAATCTATGGATGTAAAACAAACAACTAAAGTAGCGTATGTAAATCTTTTAGATAAAATTAAAAAGAAAAATCATTCTTTGGTAGAAAATGTGGAAAACTTGAATAAAATTGAGAAAATTATTGAAGATACTAACACTGTGTCAATAGATGATATAACTAATTATTTAGAAAGTTTACTTGATGAACAATTAGGTTTTCTGGATCTTATCAAAAACTTATACAAAACAGATAATAGTACTTTTATAACGATGAGATCAACGGAAGCAGGTGCCACTGCAGAGGAAAACCGTGTCTGGTGTAATAAACTTCAAATAAAATTAAATTCACTTAAACAAATCTTTAGTGATAATAATAAGCTTATTCAATCATTAAAACCTTCTGAATTAGTATGTAGTAATATTAGTACATTAGCAGAAATATTAGGCGCATCAGCATCAGAATCAGCATCAGCAGCAGCAGCCTCCACCGTTGTTGCTGCATCAAAAATAGACCCAGTTGAATTAGCATCTAAAATAACATCTAATCTTGATTATACTTGTTCAAAAGATATGTATGATAAAATTGATATCTTTTTTAAAAATCAGTCTAACAAACTGCATCGTGTCCCACATACAAATATAAGTAAAAATCTTACATATTATCCAGGAAATAATGATAAATATTGGGAAAAATGTAGTAATCCAACTGACGGTCATTGTTTTTATTGGGCTTTATATAGAACTCTATTAACACTAAAACAAAAAGATAAACTCCCAGATTATGATATTTATAATCATCTTAAACATCTTAATAATCCATCTGCCGAATATATTGATCAAGTTAAGGATATAGGAATACTTCGGTATGCAGTATATAATTTAGTTTCTGAAAAAAATGAACCTTTTACTACAGTTAATGAAGATGAAATAGATATGATGAAAATAGGTTATGAGCATGCAAATCATGGAAAAGGGGTAGGCGAGGGCGGATGGTCATCTGATTTCGATATAACGGCATGTGCAATTATTTGTGGTATATGTATTGCGGTTTATGAAAATCGTCTGTTAAAATGGACAGTTTTTTATCCAAAACAGGAACAATCAGTATTCAGATGCAATAACACTATGTGTTTTTGTATTAATTCAGCTAATATTCATTTTGATTCACTTATTCCAATCATGCAGGATAATGATCCCGGAATTGATGTTGACAGTGATGATCTTGAAATACAAATAAAAATAGATAATATAGAGAAAGAAATTGATAAAAACAATGATCTATTTTTTATAAAAGAAATAAGATCTATTATTGGTTTAATATTAGAATTAGTTAAG